CACCTTTTAGACCAGATAAGTATTTTTTTGGAATACCTGTTTGTTTGTCTTTAGGAACTAATCTACGCTTCTTCTTCTTCCTCGCCAACTGTTTGTCCTTCTACTTCTGTTGTTGTAAATTGACCTCTAACTGTTCTGGTATTGTCAATTTCTTCATTTATAGATTTTATCATTTCTGAGTCATCAATTACAGCCTGTGCTATCTGCTTATCTAATTCTTTATTAAATGTTTCTGATTTTATGCCACTAGCTTTTGCCATTTGTAGATATTGTAAATCATTCGCCCAATCTCTAATATCAAATGTATCTGGATAATTTACAGAACCATCAAACTGCTTATCTTGCCACATAGCAAACAAACCCCAGATTTGCTCTTCTGCATTTTCAAGATAATCTGCTTTTTCTGATAATCTAGCGTTTAATAATTGAAATTCTGTTTGTAAGGCTATTCCACTAGCTATTTGTGTGCCTGTTGCCCTTACAGAACCCATATGTGTAATCCTATCAATAGCATCAACTTTGTTTTGAATACATTTCATAATACCATCTAAGTTTTGTCCGCTTGGCTGTATGATGTATGGTTTTAAACTAGCATCTAAATCTTCTGGAACTTCTATAATTGCACCCGCACCCGCACTAGCTTCAACATTAGGTGTTTTAACCAAACTTGGGTGGTTAGCTAATCTAATTAACTGTTCTTTTTCTGAATAGTCGTTGTAAATTGATTGCTGTAGGTAAGCTACATCTGCTAAGTCGCTAATTCCTATAGGTCTTTTTGCACCTCTAAGATTATAGACATTTACTGCGGGTATCTTGCCTATTGGGTTTGGAACTTCTTCTAATAATCTAAAATCACCTTTTGAATATTCTTCTTGATATTCCTCAACCTCATAAGTGCTAATTGTTTCTTCTGTAAATACTTTTACTATTGCCCTATCTACATTTATATCCTCAACTACCATCAACATATCTAAATAAAATCTACCACTAGCTGACCTTGCATAGTTCCAGTTAACAACATTTTCTGGTGTATATATTGAAATATAAGGTCTAATATCTTGTGCTAATTCTTCTGCTCTAGTCTTTGCATTTGATTGTGGCTTATCAACAATTACCCAACAATTACCATAAATACTAGCGTTCATCTGCACTTCCCGCATAATCGTATTGAATGATCTACCATCTAAGTCTGCATCAACTAAAAAAGAAGATAATTGTTCATCACCATCTAAACTACCATAATCTCTAGTCGGTGGTACTCTCCATAAAAAACTTGTGTATATTTGAACTACGTTTTTGCAATGATTATCTACTGGGGTATGTCTAATTCTAGCATCATATTCTTCTGGTGATTCTAAAACATATCTATGCAAGTAATATCCATTTTTGTAATCATTACCGCCTAAATAACTACGAATATAAAACTCCCAGTTAGATATATTCTTATCCCATAGTTCATGTTTGCTAGTTAGTGTTTCCCTGTTCATCAACTCCACCTTTTAGGTTGGCTTGGTGCAAAATTCCTTCTAAGCGGAAAATTATACTCTACTAAATATCCTAGAGCATCATTCATGTGATCGTAACCACTATCTTTATCTGGAATATGTGTACCTTCCTTGTAAATCTGTCTTTCTATGCTTTTGATCGCATTTTTACAGAATTTAACAATAAACAAGCTGTTTTTACCATTTACGTTTTTCAGCTTTGAATTTACTGCGTTAATCCTATCCCTTACTAAAGGTGCTGTACTTCTACATCTTACATCAAAACCATTATTTTTCAATATCGCTAAATCAGTTAATCCACCCGCAGAAGTTTTTCTTTGTCTTGCACTAGGGTCGGGATAAACCACTATCTGCTTATTCTTGTATCTGGTTTTAATTTCATCACACATTTCATTTGTATTACTGCTATATATTTGTATCTCATCTACGACAATAATTCTATCATTTTCTATAATACATACTACAGCAGACATAGGGTCTACGTTAAAATCTAAACCAATATGTAAAACCCCTGTATTTTTATTATATTTTTCAATTATATTTTTATCTCTACTAAAATTATAATAAATCATTCCAGAATAGTTTACAAACGTGGCTTCATATTCTTGTTGGAATGTTCTTAAATCTAAATCTTGTTTTGCTTGTTCTATTTCATCTTCTGATACTTGTTCACCCTCTAGTGTCGTATATTGGAAACTTTTCCAATCTTTATTGTTTTCACACATTTTGTATAAATCATATGACCAGTTACCAAAACCTCTAGGTGTTCCACAAAATAAAGCATGACCTTCTGTATCTGATAATGTAGGTCTAAGAACTTCATACCAAGCTGTTTTGTTTATGTCTTGGAATTCGTCAAGTATAAGGAAGTGTAACCCAACACCTCGAAGGCTACTTTCGTTGTCTGACCCCCTTAATGTAATCTGGCTATTGTTTTTTAGTGTAAGTGTTAAATCACTATGATTGATACTCTTTACCCATTTATGATAAATCATTTTTTCTTTCAATACACCCCAACATATAGCTTTAGCTTGTCTATAACTGGGTGCAACATACCAGACCTTTTTATTAGGAATACTTGCAAACTTAGCTATTTCATTAATAGCAACAAATGTTTTGCCAAACCTTCTACCTGTAATTAGAACCCTAAATCTTGAATCATCTTGTATTACATTCTTTTGTGGGTTTGTTAAAGGCATTAGATTTCATTTCCCCAACAATCCCAACCTTCGGTTTTTTGTCTTGCAAATAATTCTATTCTCGGAATATCTCCACATAAACTAATTATACGATTTCTAATTTCATTAGGTTTTTTGCTATGGATTGTTCTATCAGCTAACAATAAAGATTTTACATTATTTGATTTTTTTATATTTTTTAATTTACCTTTTAAACCAATTAAACATAGTTCTGTTGATTTCATGGTATATTTACCCAAATTATAATAAAATTTTTTATTTTTTGTTTGTTTTACCCAAACAAAACCTATAGTTGCAAATTTAAATCCCCAAGCATCAATGATTTCAAAAGATTTATTTAAATGGCTATCTGTTACCCACATAAATAATAAGGCATCATCATTTGTTATTTTTTTTACTGGAATATCTGATATTTTTTTTATTGACATAGTTTCATATCTATCTTCAACTTTGTTTCCAAAACCCCTGTTACCATCTTGATATTTATCACCTGTAAATGGATATGGTGGATCAGCATAAATAATATTATATTTTTTGTTTGGTAAAGGTATCATTATTAATCAGCAGACCAAACCAAAGGCTCTTCCAATTCATTAGATTCAATCCTGTCTTGTTGCCCTAGCATATTCTTTCCTAGAAAGATTTGCATCACAACATTGCCTTTTTCTGCTGATTGCCATTGAAGCTGTCTAAGTCTAATTTTTTGTTCTGCCCTCCCTTTTGTAAGAAATTCCGAATAACTCTTTTCTAAAAGGTCTGCTGAACAACCGAAAAACTCTGATATTTCTTTATTGGTACAACCTAATGAAGCTAACTTTTGGACTTGTTTAGTATCTATATTATATTTTTTTGGTCTTGCCATTTCCTATTTACCCTTAGTTAGGTAATTAAGATTTATCTAATATTTTTCTAAAAATCCACAATATTTTTACTTTTTATATATTTTCGGCTTGATTTAAGAGCCATACAGTAGGGGTAAACTATACCCTGTGTGTGTTTGTACCCTGTAAAATCCACCTAATCTAGTTGCTCAATAAATTTACTGTTAGCGTAATCATAGTTTTTATTGGTAGCTGTTACCCCAGAAGGTTGTGTTAGCAATGTCTGGTCAAAATGATATTTTACAGATTGAAAAAAGTTCATATATGGTTTTCTTCTAACCCTACCTATGGCATCTTTATCTGAAATATGTTTTGGTACATCTTCAAATCTACCTTCTTCTCTTACTCTTTTTTTCAAGTTATTTTCTTTTAAATCTTTGCATATCTGCTTTATTTCATAATAACTATCTTTTGCTTTTTTTATTTTCATTTTATTCCTCAAAAAGTTGATATTGACCTTGCTCATTTTCTATAACTTTATCTTTTTTGCTATGTATGAGTTTCATTACATCTTTTTCTGTTAGTTCTTTTGCCCTAAGTGTTTGATATAACTTAGGATTTAGAATTTTAACTTCTGACATTAGAGTTTCAAAAACATAATCCATTTGTTCCTGTTGCTCTAATGTCAAACCATTATCCAAAAAACTAAGCATATTTAAATAAATCTTCTTGATAATACATTTGTAAATCTTTTGTTTTATAATAAATATTGTGAATTTTAGGATAAGGATAAGAAGAAACTTTTAGATTTTTTTTCATATTTTTCTTTTCTTTTTTATTTCCCAACAAATAAATATATCTAAATGTTGGTTTCATATCTTCAATTTTAACTATTTTACCCTTAGTATGAATACCCCTTCTAATATCAAAACTTGTACCATCTTCAAAATGATACCTTTTTTTTGGGGTGCTTACTCCAGTATATATCCAGTTTGTAGCTTGATAAATATAACCAGTATGATTTACATTTGGGTCTGCATAAGAAACTAATGCCATTGGTTTAGGTAATAATTTAAAACATTGACCTATAAAAAAAGATAAATAATTTTTTGGTAAATCATTTGTAACAAGTCTATTAAGTTCTAGGGTTTTAACTTCAATGTCATCAAATAAACATCTACCATTATTGTAATTATAATTAGGGGGGTGTCCAAAAGTACATACACCAAGTATTTTAGAATTTTTTATTAAACCAAAAGCATAAGATACACTACAACCTCTTTTTGCATAATGTTTTTCTAATATCCATTTTTTATATTCTTGATTAAATAATCTTTTGACATAAACATTTGAAATCATACCCAACTCCCCATATCTAAATATTTTACTGCTTGATCTTTGGTAAAATGACCCTCTTTAATCGCCCTTAGAACGTCATATGAATGTTGTTTTGCAAATTTGTGGACAAATGCACTACCTTCTTTTTTTTGTACTGCTTCTTTAAATATTTTTAACCTCATATCAAACTGTTCTAATTTTTTCTCGCTTGTTTTCTTAGGTTGTTCATCTAAATACTTTTTAGCTGATAACCAGAAAGCGGGTTGTTTAGCAAATTGTTTATCCTCAATAGAATTATAATAGTTATTATACATTGTAGCTAGTTCTATTGGTTTTTCTAGCCATTCTTCATCTAATTTAAGGTAATTTTTTTCTGCTATACCCTTAGATACTTTGTTAACTACCTTTTCCCAAAATTTAAGAAAATGAGGGGAATAATTTATTTTGGTTTGTTTAGTGGTATTGGTAGTGGTAGTGGTAGGGGGGTTTTGGCTAGGTTTTTTTGGTCTACCACCTAATCTACCATTTTCCCTTGATGCTTCCATTCTCCTAGTAATAAAAACATATTCTTCTAGTTGTTTTGCATTTTGATATTTATTGGTTTCCATCAAAATAAAAAACTCTCTTAATACATTATCACAAGCTTCTCTTTCATTGTGGGTATGACAACTGGCTATCCTGTAATAAGTTATATTATCGCTAGGTATTCCAACACATTTTTTATTCCAGTTCCAACAAAGTAATCTTATATAAATACCAACTTCAAGATTTGTTAAATGCTGTGTACCCGCAATAAAATCATCTGTGAATAAATACCATGCTTTTAGTTTTTCTCTTGGTTTTGAATTTTCATCTATAATCATATCGAACTCCATTTCTTTGATTATTATAACCCCTCTAGGCAAAAACCTAAAGGGATTTTTTGGTTAATATCCCCAGACTTCTTTTCTAGCTTCAAGAACTGTAGGTTCTTTCCAAATCCAATTGTCTGGATTAGGTACTAAAGAATTTCTTACATCATCTGGGGTATCTACTGTTTTAAGGTAATTACCCATGACCTTTATGATATGTTTGCATATGTTAAAAGGCTCTACATAATCATCTAATGACATAGGAATATATTCAGCATCTTTAGTCTTAGTTGGTGTTTTAAGATACCATAATATTTGCTTGGCATTAGTTGCTTTTTGATAAATAGCCTGTTGCATAGCATGGGATATACTTACTTTTTGTGGCAAGTTTTTAGATGTTTTTAAATCAATAAAAAAATCTTCCCTCGTATGATTATCCTCAAAATAAAAGTCTGTATATCCGATAAAAGGTATATCATCTATTTCAACTTCTAATTTTCTTTGATAATCTATAAATCTCCACCGATAAGCATAATCTTGAAACTTTTTAGTTCCTAACTCAAATAATGGTACTAAATTGTTTCTTTCATCTTCTATCTTTGGGTCATTTATCCTAGAGCAGTTTTCATCATATTCAGATAGCATTTTTTCTTTTGCTTCTTCTATAGGCAAACCATTGAGAAACATATTTATGCCAGATTCCACAACTTGCCCTCTAATAGCTGATGCAGATGTTGGAAACTCATAGCCAAATATTCGCCTTAACGCCCATCTTTCACGATAAAAAGCAAACTCATTAAGATGACTAAATGATAAGGGAAGTAAACTCTTTCCCTCACCATCAAACTTTTGAAAATGCTCAATCATATGTTTTCAACCCAATTTTCTAAATCTTCTTTATTTTTAGTTACTTGGGTTTTCAACATCATACATTCATCATGAACATTACTTGTTCTACCAAAACGAATAATATATTCGTTAATAGCAAAGATTAATTTATTCATAACATCTAAATCAGAATTATGTTTTGCAATGGCTTGTTCTTTAGCTTCATCAACAGAAACATCATTA